AGTCTGCTGTATCTTTTGATGGTGATTTAGTATTCTTTAGTCAGAAGGGTCAGTTTATTCTTGATGGTACAAAGGCTATTACTAAAGATAATGCTATCTTGTCACCTGCTACTTCTTTTGAATGTAACTTAGATGTTGACCCTGTTGCATCGGGTGATAATATCTTCTTTTGTTTTAAGTATGGACAGTTTACAGGTATAAGAGAATTTTATACAGATTCAATAACTGATACTAAAAGAGCAAGACCTATTACAGATCATGTAAAACAATATTTGTTAGGTAATCCTACTCTTATTGATACTTCTACCAGTTTAAATTATCTTGCTATTAAAACAGATCAGTTTGACAATGTTCTTTATATGTATAATTGGTTATGGCAAGGTGCAGAAAAAGTTCAAAGTGCATGGGGTCGATGGGTATTTGAAGATGGAGATAAAATCTTATTCTTTAAGTTTGTTGAAAACTCTCTATGGGTTATTATGCTTAGAGATGGTGTAGATGTCTATATAGGTAAGATTAATCTTGATTTAGCAAATGATGAGTTTATGGAATACAGTGTAAGACTTGATAGAAAAGTATATAAGACAATGGAATTTCAAGATAGTGTTAATAATTGGAGATGTGTTGACCCTTATCCAAATCTTGATATTGATAAAATGGTATGTGTACTTTCTACTAATGGCTATTTTGAATATATAGGAACAGCTATTGAAATCTATCGTCCTGATACACCTGATGGTTATCTTTATACAGATGATGTTTTATCTAATGATCAAGATGTTACTGTTTTAATAGGACAGAAATATAAATGGACTTATCAACCTACTAACCCTGTTGCTAAAGATAGTAATGGTGAAGCTCTTAATCTTGATAGATTGGTAATCGGTAACTTCTTTATGAATTATGTAACATCTGGTAATATTACAGCAACAGTTACTGATTCATATAGTAGTCAAACAAACTATGAACTACATAAAAGTGAAAGAGCTTATACAAAATATAATAGAATAGTAGGAGGTGCAGAAAATACAGTTGGCTTTGAACTGTTAGTAGAAGGTCAACATAGAGTCCCAATTAGAAAGAAATCAGATCAATATACTCTTACTTATTCTTCTGATAGTCATATACCTATTCAGGTTAGAGACTTTGAGTTTAATGGAAACTTACAAAGAAGAGGAAGGAGAATATAATGGCAATAGCTGGCATAGCTGCTGCTGCTTCTGCTGTTGGTTCGGCTTTGACTTCTACAACTGCTATAGCTGCTGCTTCTGTTGCTACCGCAGCAGCTTCAGGTTATATGGCTTATAGTCAAACTGAATCACAAAAAGCACAGCAAGAGCTTTATAATGAGAACTTACAGAAAGAAGCAATAAGACAGTATAAAGAGCTTGATGAGGTTGAAAAGGATGTTATCTATGAATCTCATGCTGAATCTCTTCAAGCTCAAAGAGAATACATGCAAGCAAGAAGTACAATAGAACTTCAAGCTGCTGCTACAGGTACTTATGGAAGTGCTGTTGATCTTGCTATTACTGATTTGAATGTAGGTTTAGGAAATCGTATGTCAGAGATAACATATAATAGAGATGCACAACTTGATCAAGTTACCAGTCAAGCAGAAGCAATTCAAGCTGGTACTGCTGCATCTTATGATACAACAATACAACAGCCGTCTTGGTATTCTGGTTTATCAACAGGAGTGTCTACAGGCTATAGAGTTTATAGTGCTGGTACTAATCTATCAGAATCACTTAAAGAATCTAAAAGAGCTGTATAAGGAGATAATATGTCAGATGGAAAACCAGAAAGAACAAAAGTAGAAAGTCCTTTTACGATGGGGCCGAGACCCGATGCAAGGATACAGTATAAACCTGATCTTGCATCAAGAGCAAAGCCAAGAAGTCAATTTAAAGCAGAACCATCTCAAGCTCAATATATTGTTGATACCTTAATAGATTTTGCAGGTGTTGCTGGAAACGCTTATGCTAAACAGCTTGATAAGAAAGTATCAGCAGATAAAGCAATTCAAACAAGTAGAGCAATACAAGGACTTACTCCTACTGATGAAGCTACAATGGCCGGGTATAAAGCGCATGAAGCAGTAGCTATCCAGAATCAGACTGAAAGATCAAGAGTAAAACTTCTTGAACTTAGTAAGACTAAACATACTGATGAAGAATGGGAAGAAGCTATTCAAGAAGAATATAGACAAATGGATAGTTCTATGGCTGAAGCTTATTCCCTTTATCCTGAAAACTTAGATATGCAAAAGCTTGCTTTTACTTCTTTAAGAGAGATGATACTACAAGTAACAACTCAAAGAGAAGCAAACAAAGCAGGTATTGAAACAGAAGAAAGAATTGATGCTGCTACTGATACTCTTATTGTTGCATCGAAGACTTTTACTAAAGAACCTGAAAGTATAGAAGCTCTTGATAAAAAGATTAATGATACTTTATCAGCTCTTAAGCTTACTGAATCTCAAAAAGATAAAGTAATACTTAATGCTATTCAGAATACGAAAAGTCCAGTATTAATTGAGTTGTCTAAAAGATACACTGGTGAAAGAAAATCTTCTTTATTTGATAGAACAGGTTTAATTCAATCAATAGAAAGAGAGAATGCAGATAAAGCTCTTTCTGTTAATGCTGTTGAGCTTGCTAAAGATCAAAGAAGAATTAAGAAAGCTTTAATAGGAGACCCTATCACTGGTGAAGAACCTACCATGAATGAAAATGAAGTTCTTTCTTATATTGATAGAAAGAATAAACAACTAAATGGTAAGTATATGTCAACAGGTCAGATTAAACAAATGCTTAATGATAGAGATCAAACTATTATTGCAGGTTATAGAACAAGAAAGATACTTCAAGATATCACTAATCCTGCTAATAGTGATTTAAGTCTATATAAGCGTAAAGATGTTCAAAGGTCTTTTAACCAGTTGTATAATTCTTCTCTTAAGAGTATTGAAGAGAAAGCAATGCAATTATCAGAAGATAAAAGAGATGATTTTATCTCAGAGAAGAGACAAGCTCTTATAGCTGAAGTTGGAGACTTATCTGTTAAATCTGATAATTTGCTTGATTCTTGGTCTGGAGAACTTCATAATCTTGCAACATTAAATATTCCTGCTTATGTTGCTGAAAAAGATTTCTTAGATGCAAAGGTAGAACTCTTACCTTCTTTTGCTCGATCTGCTATTGAGAAACTTGATAATATGACTAAGATGAGTCAAGCTGAGTATATAGATTCTTTGGATGTTAAAGAAAGTAAGATACTTAAAGCATTCTTAGACTTCAAGGAAATGAATATACCAGCAGTACAAGCCTTGGATAGAGCGCAAAGACTTGCTCTTAACCCTAAAGCTGTTGATCTGAAAGCTGTTAATAAAGCATTTAAAGAAATAAGAGATGATCAATCTTTCTTATGGTGGGGTGATGACTTTCAAGAGAATCAAATTCCTTATCTTGAAGATGAGATAAAAAGAAAGTTAAGATTAGACCCTAATCCTACAAGCGATAGAAGTATTGAATCAATTAAGACTTGGATGAATAATTCTTGGACAAATGCTGGTGGAATTAGACTTAAAGGTTCTCCTTCTCAGCTTACTCGATTTACAGGGTTACATTCATCAAGACTTAAAGGTGCTGTTAAGAGCTATATTGAAGATAAAGAAAGTCAAGTTAAACCAATGCTTAATAATCTTGGTCTTACTATGGATGATGTTTATCCTGTTACTGACCCTAAGAGACAGACTATACAACTTAGAACAGTTAATGGCGATTGGCTTGGAGCGCCAGAACCTCTTAGTGTACTTAAGCCTATAATGCAAAGAAAGAAAGTTGAAAGAGAAAAGAAGTTAGCAGAAAAGATTATTGAACTTGGAGTTGATTTTGAGAGATCAACTTTAGAAAAACTATATGATGAAAGACTTAATAAGTAAAGGAGAAAGAGATATGAGTATTATCCAGCAAGGATTGTCTGCTCTAAAGAATCTCTTGAACTTTGATATGGAACCTTCTTCTATCCGTGAAGACATTGTTCAACAAGTAGGGGAAGGTAACATTGAACAGACCCAACAAGAGATTGATAATACAGCAGTCGTAAAACAAACTGTACCTGAAATTACTCTCGATTCTTATCAGGGTGAAGAAACATTTATTACTCTTCCTGAGACAAATAAACTTGAAGATTTTGATTTGTCTTCTGATTATGTACCTGATTTCTCTGAAGAAGAAATGGTAGATGAAGCTGAGATGCAAAGGAAGATGAATGAAGAAACTATCGGTATGATTCAAGAAGATACTTTAGGTTCTATTGTTTCACCTCAGCAAGCAAGGAAAGATTATGTCCAAGAACTTAAGGCATTTGAAAATCCTAATAAGAAAGGTTTTGTAAGCAGTGAGACTGGTAAGAGATTTATGCCTATCAAGTCTTCAGAAGGAAGAGGGCCTGATAAGTCTATGTCAGATAGTGAGATCGGGTACGGTATTAAGATACCTGAGAAATGGTTATCAAATAACCCTAAAGACTGGCCTATGATTGATGGGTTGAAAGTAAACGTAAGAGAAGGAATCACAGAGCAGCAAGCTGAATCTCTCATGAATGATATGATATCTAAATCTTATGATAGTGCATCGAAGAAACTCTCTACTTGGGAAGATATGACAGAAAGAGAAAAAGTCTTTTGGGCTGATCTTACCTACAACGGAGGAGATAAAGCTATTTATAAGAACCCTTCAGCTAAAGCTGCTGCTGACAAAGGATATACAGTTGAAGGTATGATTCTTGCTCTTGATTTTATCAGGTCAGGTGGAAAGAGAAGCAGAGGTCTTTTGAGAAGAAGACTTAATATGTATAATCAAGCTGCTCTTGAAATGTCTGGTGTACCTATTGTTGAACAATATGATTTCAGCGATGCAGGGATTAATCTTAAGTTTTCAACTCCTTTCATGACAGATAAAGTCAGTAAGAAATTCAAGAAGAAAGTGGATTCTGAAGGATGGTATCATCTTGTTGGCTCTGTCGATAAGAAAGATGTTAAATCCTATAAGGTAAATCTTGACTACCAATTTTAAGGAGTAAGTATGCCAAACAAATACTATGAACAATATGGGTATAATCAAAGTGCCCTTACAAATGATATGCAATATATCTTAAAGCAAGCAGAGGAACCTGTTAATGCTATAGATATTTTAGATGCAGCAGCTAAGGAGGCTTTATCTCCTTATGCTGTTGGTCGTATATGGGAAAGGAGGTCTTCTCAGTTTGAACCTGACCCTGAATGGGGTATAGATGATAGAACAAATGAAGAACTAAAGAGAGATTATACACCTAAAGATGAAGAATACCTCAGAGATGCAAAGAGTGAGAATGAGTTTGTAGCTCGTAAAAGATTCATTGAAGAAGATAGAGAACGTCAAAGAGTCATAGGAGAAGCAGGTCTCGGAGGTATAGCTGCTACTGTAGGTTTATCTCTTCTTGACCCAGGAGCTATCGCTTTAAGTGCTGCTACTGGCCCTCTTGGTGTTGCTGGTAAATCTGCTGGCATCGCTAAGGCTCTTAGGATTGGAGCTTTATCTGGTATTGAAAATGCTGTACTTGAAACTGTTTTAATGAAATCAAACACTCAAGCTGATTGGTCTGATGTTGCTGTAGCCTTTGGAGCTGGTGCTGCTATTGGTGGAGCTATCAGCCCTTTTATCAGAACAAGAAAGCCTCATGCTGTTAATGCTGCTGATAATGCTGATAATGCTGTTAAGACTGATGTTGATAATTTAATAGCAAAAGAGATTACAGATGCAGCTAAAGGAGAACGTGTTGATGAATTGTCACTTTTAGGAGATGTAGATGTCAGAAAAGTAAGACAAAACTTTGATGATTATGAAATCCGTCTCACACGTGAGACTGAAGGTACTCTTACAAAAGGACAAAGAAGTCAAATAGATAAAAGAGTAAAGAAAACTAAAGCTAAATTGCAAGAAGTTGATAATGAGTTTAAAGTAGCTCAAGCAGAGGTAGAAGCTAAAAGAAATGCTTTTGTAAGTAAGAAGGTAGAGTTTTCAAAAAAGTATAAAGAGAAAGTAAATGCTATAAAAGAAAAGTATAAAGCTCAGTTGTCAGAACAAAAAGCAAAGCTTGAGAAGATAGAGAAAAAGATTCAAAAGAAAGAGACTAAAAGACTTTCAGCTAAACTTTGGGAAGAAGAAACAAGACTCAATGATATCATTAAGAAACAAGATAGAGATATCAAAGCTATTAATAAGAAGCTTAAAGATGAAGTAACTAAAGCAGAAACTACTTTTAATAGAGCTTTTGCAAGAAAGACAAATGAGTTACAAGCAAGAAGACAGATGCATGAGTCAGAACTTGATTCTTATGCACAACAACTTGTTAAAGCAGATAGAGCTAAAGATGCTGCTAATAGACTTAGGAGATGGAATCAGATGTCTGATACTGAGAAACTTAAACAGATGTATGGTGATAAGTATCCTAAGAGACAAGAAGAAGTAGCAAGACAAGTTGAATCTGCTAAACAAATGGATGCTATCCAATTTGAAGGTGTAGGTGCTATGGGCTTTGGTCAACGTATTCGGCATCGTGCTTATACTCTTCCTTTTGAAACTGAAAAGAAGATTGCTCAATTAGCTTATCAAGGAGGAAAGATACCTGATGACTTAAGAGGTAGAAGGATTCTTCCTAAGTTTACTAAGATACTCCAGAGTGTTCATACTCGTTTATCTAACTCTGATAGTATGGTTGTTCGTGGTCTTACATACCATCTCTTTGAAGCTCCACAAGGTGGTCATGCTGCTAAGGTAACAGCAGCAACAAGAGTTAAGAACTATTCAACAATCATTAGATCAGCTATGAGAAATAGACTTAGAGAAGGTTTACAAGATTGGGCTAAACAGAATAATGTATCTTACTTTAAATCTCTTTGGGATGGTAATCTCTATAATAGATATAATAAAGAAGTTATGTTAGAAGTTAAATTTCCAGGTACTTCTTCTAATCAAGCTGTTATTAATGCTGCTGAAGGTGTAAGAGATCAATTAAGAACTGCTGGTAAAATACGTAAAGATGCAGGAGAACAAGGTTTTGAGAATCTTGATCTTGATAAAAACTATGTACCTATCATTATGAATGACACCTTAATCAAACAAGGTATCGTGAATAATGGTTATGAAACTATAGTTGATTTGTTATCTCTTGGTTATCAGAGAGGTAAGTACAAGTTGAATAAGAAACTTGCTGATAGAATAGCTGAAGGTTATATAGCAAGAGCAAAGAATAATACCTTAGCTATTGCTGATTATGTTCGTATGACCAGAGATGCAGACCTTGAAGACTTAGTGAATCAACTTCAGAAAGCAGGAATTGATAAAGATGTGATAGATGACTTCCTTGAATCAACAGGAGAAAAAGAGCTTAAAGAACATATGTCAAACAGAGCTAAGAAATCTCTTGAACCTGATTTCTCTGTTGAACTTAATGGAGTAAAGTTTATTGATTTCATGGAATGTAATCTACCTAAATTACTTGAAAGTTACACAAGAGATGCAGCAGGTGGAGCAGCTTTAGCTAAACTTGGGTTCCCTACAAGACACTCTATTATGAGTTTCTTAAACGATATCCAAAGACATGCTGTAAATAGTGGTATGAATGAAGTACAAATCATAGAAGAACTTCAAGTGTTAAAAGATGGAGTTAATCTTCTATACGGTAGGTCACTAAATCCAGACCCTCACAGTCCACTTGTCAGAAACTTAAGTAGGTTAAGAGACCTTACATCCTTCTTAAGACTTCAGACAGTTGGTATTTCTTCTATTCCTGAGATTGCTCGTATTACTACTCAGCGTGGCATCGCAGGAACTCTTGAGGCTTGTCCTGATCTTGGTATTGGTCTTAAAGGGACTAAAGCTATTAGGAAAGGTGGTAAGTATAGTGGTCATTTTGAAAGACCAGACCTTGAAGAGCTTGAAGAAGTATTGGGTTATGTAGGAGAAGATCACGTATTATATCCTGATGCTCTTAGATCAGAAGATTTAGAAGAAGCAGCAGTTTATAATAGTGTTGGTTACAAGATAGATACTTTACTATCACAAGGTAGAAGAGTTCAAGAAGTTGTTTCAGCCTTCAGAGCAGTACAAGGTGGTGGTGAACGTATTGCTGCTCGATCTCTTGGTAGTCAAATTAAGAAATGGGTAGAAGGTACTGGTGATGGTTTAAGAAAAGCTGATATTGCTGATGCAGGTTGGCATGATGGCTTTCTTGATGAAGTAAAAGAATGGATGCTTGCTAATCCTGCAACGGATACTTTCAACGGGAGAGAGATAAGATTGTTTAACTTTGGCAAGATGCCAGCGGAGATGCAAGAAAGGTTACAGATAGGTATGCATCGTCTTGTTTCAAGAGATATGCAAAGACCTTTAATAGGAGAGACACCTATCTATATGCATAAATGGCTTGGTCAAGTTCTTACTCAGTTCCGTAGTTTTTCACTTCTTTCTTTCGAGAAACAACTTATACATGATATCAGACACGACAGAGCAGCAGCAGCTCTTATCTTTCTTCATTCTGCTGTATTATCTTATGTTGCTCTCACTGTTAGTACAATGTATAGTGCTTTAGGTAGAAGTGATGCAGATAAATATATCAAAGATAGATTAACAGGCTCTAATGCTGTATTAGGTTGCTTCAATAGAATGGGACAGCTTGCGTCTGCTGGTGTAGCTCTTGATGGTCTTGCAACTCTTGGTGCTTTGCCTGATGATCTTATGGCAGCTCCCGGACGAACAGGATTCCGTGGACTTACAACAACCAATGTACCTATTATAGGTGCAGGACAAGATGTTTTAGATGTTAGCAAGGACTTGTTTGATGTTATCAAAGGAGACCCTGATGCTAATAAAACGTTAAAAGATATTCAACAGATTACACCATTTGGTAAATCCATTGGTATTAATCAAGCCTTTAATGCTACTTTTGACCTTTTAGATTAGGAGAAATAAATGGCTTTTAGCTTTACTCAACACATAGGAGACGGTAATACTAAATCTTACCTGTTCTCCCTCACTGGTATTGATGAAGGTTATTTGAGAGAAAGCGATATCGTTGTTACAATCAATGGGGTTGTAACAACTGATTTCATATTTGCAAGTTCTAATCAAATAACTTTTAATACAGCACCGGCTCTTAATTCTGTCATACAAATAAGAAGAGTAATGCCTAAAGATGAGCCTTATACAGACTTTATCAAAGGTAATGCTTTCGGTGCAAAGAATGTAAACTATTCCTTCTTACAACAACTGTATGCCCTTCATGAAATGATGGATGGTTTTAAAGATGACGGTTATTATGAGAAGCAAGATTTGTCTATGGGTACTACAAACCAAATAAAAGATATGGCTGATGGCACTGAAGATCAAGATGCAGTTACTTTAAAACAACTTAATGAAGTAGCTGCTATCCCTGATCTTTATAACAGAAAATGGATTTTAGATTAAAGGAGATAATGAATGGCTCAGATAACTATTGATGATGTTGTAACTCATACCACACCGCAAGCAATGATGCAAGCTATTGATACCAATTTCACTGAAGTATATGGTGATATTGCAGACCTTGTTGCTAATAGTGGAGAACCTAATAACATTTCTGATATTAATGCAACTGATCTTACTGATGGTGGTGAATCAACATTGCATTATCATGCTTCAGATAGAAATAGAAGTAATCATACAGGTACACAAACTGCAAGTACTATTTCTGACTTTGATGAAGCAGTTTCATCTAACGCTGATGTTATTACAGCATTAGGTTATAAACCGAATCTTGCTGAAGGTTTTAGTGAAACTACAGTAACAGTAATCAGTACTAATGGCACAAATGCAACTCTTGAGGCTTGTAGTACTTTAAGAGCAGGTATTGTAACTAAAGCTCAATTTGATCAATTTAATGCTGGTGCTGCTTCTTATACAGAACCTTGGAAATAGGAGATAATGAATGGCTCAGATAACTATTGATGAT